ACCTTGCTTAGTGAAAGAGACATGGCAATGGGCACGATGCGGATTGCTTCCAGTATACTTGCGCCAGCGCCAGCCCATGCGAGACGATGCAATTCGTCCCTCGAAGATAATGTAGGAGATTCGCTTCTCACCTGCCTTGGCCGCGAGTCGAAGCTGATCTGCAATATCGGGCATGAGATCGGGCTTGCCTGACTTATGTACATCTCGATCGACATCGATGGCTCTAACCACCCCTGTCTCTCGATCAGGGTTATGGTCACTAGGACGCGCTGAATGACGGAGATCGCCGATCCAACCATCGGAACGCCTATCACGATCTGGGAAGGTGTCATCGAATTGCTCTCTCAACTGTTGCCCAGCCTTACAGAGTATGGGCTTCATTAGAGCACTCCCATCGCTTAAGATCGTTAAGTAATAATTCTTCATGCCCACACTCGGGCATAGGTGCTATAAATGCGTCATCAATCGGATCGTAGGTATAGCCGATCCCTGCATAGTTATAGCGGATCTTATTGTTGTAGCTTGTCTTAACCCATGTACCGCCAAGGTTATCGATAAGCCATTGATAGCCTTCATCGCCTGATGGATCGTTATTGTCTCCAACTAGGACGCGAATGACTTTAGAGTCTGCATCTAATTCTGCCCAATGACTCATGCTGCATACCTCACAATCACAATGCCAGAACCGCCAGCGCCTGATGGATCAGCAGAACCACCACCGCCTGTGTTAGGACTTCCAGCTAAATTAGGTGTAGAAGGAAAAACGTTATCCCCACCACCGCCATTGCCGCCTGATGCGCCTGCTAGTGGAAATGCGTAACCTGCGCCGCCGCCAGCGTACCAATAAGTCCCTGATATGTTTTCTCCTGTACTTGTTGCCGCGCCCCAAGATGAATAAGCCGATGAGCCGTCTCCACCTTTAGCCGAAGCGGTTACTCCTGATCCAAATCCATTTGCGCCTGCCTGAGTCGCGCCACCACCGCCACCATTAAAGTTTCCACCGTTGTTACCTTGACCGCTAGTTCCTGTACCGCCGTTAGTGTTTACAGTTTCTGCGCCACCACCACCCGATCCGCCATTTCTTCCATTAGAACCTGTACCGCCAGATCGAAATCCACCACCACCACCGCCAACTGCTGAGGTAAGTGAGCCAAATTGTGATGATGTTCCATCATTGCCTACACCTGCCCCCGCTGGAAATGTACCGCCGCCGCCAACTGTAATGCTTTGATTAACTGAAAATGATTGCGATGTAAATGCAAGTAAACCACCTGCACCGCCGCCACCCGGTGAGGAAAATCCACCTGAGCCGCCGCCAGCGACAACTAGAATGTCACAGGTTAAAGTTCCGCCTGAGATGCCTAGAGTTCCGTTAGCAAGAAAGACCCTGTAGTTAAATCCGCCAGAGGTGTAAAGCGTTCCTCCTGTGACTGTAACTGGTGGGACAAAGGGAGCTAATATCCCTGCGATATTGTTAAGCATTATCCAATAGCCCCGAGAATGTACCAAGTGTCCACGGCCACTTTCACACAAGTCGCTGCCTTATTAGTGGCAAGGGTAGGAGAGGCTGCTACCGTGCCAGCCGATAGGACTGTAGTAGTGCCAGATGTAACGGCTGAGATGGTGCAAAGCCCAGCGCCTTTGTTAAGGATGGTAATGACAGATCCGACAGGGATAGCCGCCGTAGCATTGGTAGGGATCTTGAGGGCTACGGCTGTTGCCTTATTCATAGAGACTAGGACTTGATATGAGTCCACGATAGCGACTGTATAGTCATCGGTCTTATCGGCAATGACATCAAAGGTTACGAGGCCGTTATAGTCTGCCGCCGTAAAGATGTCGCCTGTTGTCGCTGGAAAGCCTGTTGCCATTGTTTTCTCCTAGTATCCCATAATGGATTGTCCGATTATACCGTAAGTCGAGGATCCTATGATGAATCCTTCTACTATAGGCTCAAGTGTTGTAACTGTGCATTTCATAGAGTTAGGGGTGATATCCCATGCCAAGCCCTGCACCTGCAAGGTTTTAACAATCGTACTCGAATCAGGCTGGACGTTGGTGATCTCTACATTGTCAAAGTACTCTAGCCCGATGATTGTGTCAGTAGGCACGTTAGGATCGAGTAGATCAATCGTCATGGCATCAATGCGGATCGTAGTCTCTTTACGAGTAGCGACATAGATGTCAGCGATATCCTGAACCTGAGCGTCTGTCTGCGCTATTAAGTTCTCAACGTTCATGCCATGAGGGAAGTACTTAGCGATAGAGTCCACATCCGTAGATGAGACTGTAGTACCACCTACTCGCTTCATCGTGGCATTGTTAATGATCAGCTTGTCATCAAAGGCGAATTTAAGATTAGCGTACGGAATGCCAGATGTCTGATTAAACTGGATAGGCGTAGTAGCCAGAGATCCTACTACCGCAGCACGATCCTTAAACTCTACTTCACCATCTGCTCTAAGGTAAAAGGCTCCCTGCTCTGTGAACTCTGCAACCTGAATCGCTGCAAGGCTTGACCGAGTAGTCGCTGGATCTGCCTGAACTGTTGTAGATCCTCCATCGATGATTCTCATACTAGAGGGAAAATCTACTTGGTCTAAAATCTTATCAATGCGTGTGCCAGTAGTCTGTCCGGCCGTTGCACTCGCTACTGTTGAGACGTTAGCCATAGCGAATAAGCGGAATGCATCCGAGCATGTAATATCGACATAACCTAACTCCTGCCCTTGAGGATAGGTGTACTTATAATCTGTGACATAACCTGAAAATAAGAATGACTGAGTAGTAGGTGTGGTAGCCGCTACGCGGATCTTACGGAGTGGAGTGAGATAGCCGAAGTATGGGCTGGCTGGATTCTGAGGGTTAAACGATCCGTCTTGATCGATTACTCGGACTGTGCAGTTACCTGCCTCATAAGTATCGCGCATAAGATTGCGGCCGCGACTGATCTTAATCTGGCGAGTCTGAGGACTAAGATCGATGACGGGCTCAGGAACTTCACTTGATGCGAACTGAGATACACCTATCACCCCATTGATCGGATCGCCGATAGTAAAAGGGAACCCGAAGGTAGCCCCTTGGCTAAAGTCGAAAGAGACCGAGATCGTGGCAGGTAATGTCATACTGGACTTAAATCAAATCGATTAGTTCTATTAACTGTGTTGAAAGATCCAGAGAGTGAAGAATTGACAGATGAATTACGAACTGCGCTGCCTACTACATCGCCGTCAAGATTGACTACTACTGTAATATCAGGCTGTTTTTGACCGCTAATACCTGCAAGGAATCCTGCATCTGGCATGAAAGGATTCACATATGAAGGTACTGTAAAGTTAGGTACTGGCGTTCCCAAAATATTACCGCCGAAATCTACCTTAGGTGGAACCCAGTCAGCATAAGGATTAGGCGCTTTCGGTGTAGCAAGTAGCAAGGCTGCTAGTTCATTTTGTCGCTTAACTGCCGCGTCTAATTGATTCGATAGTTTGAGCGCTGCCGCTTCATTCTTATCTAGCAACGCTAATTGAAGGTTAAGTGATAGGCGATCGGTCTCGCTGACCTTGCCGCGCAGGGCAGCGTTTATTCCGATACGATCAAGGTCGATAGTCTTAGCGGCTTTCTGTAGGGCTAAAGACTTCTTCTGTGTGTCTAGAGTCTTCTTCTGTAATGCAGCTAATTCTTTAGCGCGCTTAGTCGCTGCCGCTTCTGCCTGTTTACGCAGGCCAATATTAGGATCTATGTAACCAGGCCGACCAGTATGCTCTGAGGCTCTGCCTTCAAGCGGTCTTGCCGCTGCACCTTGTTTAGAAAATTGGTCTAAGATTCTTATCAAAGGTGAATAGGTCTTTAAGAAACCTTGTCCATCCAGACCGCCTAAAATTCCTCCACCTGGCAGGGATTTTAACTGATCAATCATAATCGCCATGCCGTAGATGGCATCTCCGAGCCAGATGGAAAGTTCTTGCATAGAATCTGCAAGAGGTTGAATACTGTTACCGCCGCCAGATAATAAGATCATACTGTCTACGAGATTCTTACCGATAATTTCTTGAGCGTTATCGGCGGCCTCGCCTAGTACTCTCATCTGTCCTGTGTAGGTGGTTAGCTCTTGAGCTCCAGCACCCTTGAAATTATTACTTAACTTTTCTACTGCGCTATCAAAATCTAAAGTTTTTAATTCTGATTGAGTAAGGCCTAAGTTATATTTACGAAGTCCTCTAGTCTGCCCTGTGTAGGCCGCTGCGAGATCCTGATTTACGGTGAGAAGATCGATGCCTGTACCAGCGGCGATGTCTAGCGAAAGGTTCAGAAGATCCTGAGACTTAGTGGCTGATCCAGTAGTAGTAATTAACTTCTGAAATGCCTCGCGTAGTACTTCGCCTTCTAGTCCGAACTTGGCAGATATGCTATCTAGCCGAGATTCGATGCCGGGGATCTCAAAGGCTAGTCCGAGATTCTTTACTACTGTTTCTAATCGCCTAGCAGACTTCTCATTCTCGGCGAATGCCTTGACTGCATTCTTGCTGAATTGAATTATTTTCTCTGCGCTAAAGGCTGCGAGTAATGTCGCGCCTAGTCTCTTAACGCCTTTACTTAATTTAGTAGTAGCGGTTTCAGCCTGACCAAATGCTTTTTTGCCTAGAAATTCGGCAACAATTCCAATCCGTGCTTCAGCCATTAGATACCTTTCGCGTTAAACTTAGCGGCGGCAGTTTCTAGCGCCTTAATGACTCCAGCCTTAGCCTTACCCTGATCTTGATCGTAAGCCTTAAATAAGGCACGACCAGACATCTTCCCTTTTCCTGTCATAGTGCCGGGCAAACGTGGAATAAAATTGCCACTAGTGCCCTTGATACGACCAGACCACTCATAAATGACGGCAGCGCCTCTTTTATTGTGAACAGATACAATCGATGACCATCCCTTACTATTAGTCTTAGTGGGTGTCAGTTTATAGCCAACGCCTCGCTTAGCATCGCTCTGGTCATACATTGGAAAGGTAGCCGTTTTGACATCATGCTTAACGAAGCCAGAAGGCATGTCAGCATTAGAAGGCAGGAATCCTTTAGCCTTACTTACTAACGGCTTTAGGAATCCCACCATCTGGTCACGAGTTTCTTTATCCAGATCAGGAGAAAATTGCTTTAGAGCTTTACGAAGCGCTTTAGCGCCTTTTAGCTCTGTAGGCATCGCTCTGCTCCTTTGCTCTATCCTTCAACGCTTTCAGAATCATCTGGAGCATTGTCGGATCTAAATCAATTAAAGATTGTGGAGGGATAGCCGTCTCAATGCTCAAGCGAG